CTTTCGTTTCTACCTGTAACAAATTGTAATACATATGGGTCTGTTTTATCAAACTTTATTTTACCAGCATTGGCTCTATTCTTTTTCGGTGTGTACACCATATCTTTGTTGATAGATGTAAAATCTTTTTGGTAAGGTACATTGTTTATTTCTTGTAAATCAACTTTTATCTCTCTACGATTAGGTGATATTTGTTTAACTCTATATTGTAATTTTTTAGGTAACAACTCTGTAGCTTTACCCTCTGAAAGTTTTTGTTTATCAGATGTGAAATAACGAGTACGACCATTGACAGTTTTTACTTGTGCTTTACCAATGTGAATAAAACTATCTTCATTAACTAAAACATCTTCGTGTTTTCCAGCCAATCTTCTTAAGAAAAGATATTTTACTTTATACTCACCAATCTCTAATCCCATTGAACGAAGATGTGTACCTACATCTAAATCAACTAAGTTTGGTGTTGGAAATTTTACTTCACCTGCAGAAAATATATCATCATCGACATATTTGTCTTCCATATCATAAACATATAAATGTAAGTAATCAGAACCATCTCTACCAAATCCACTATATAAGGGTCTTGGGGATTCTAATTCTTCTCTATCTTTATCCGTTAATCCATATTCTAACATTTACCGAACTCCACTCCGATTTCATCATAATCCACCATGTACAATCCTAATACTTTACCAACTGCCTGTGGATTAGTTTTTATAACTTCTTGTGCCATAACACCTTTATATCGTTGTGTACCCCATAGGTATCTAAATCCGTATGTGTTAAATCCATTCTCTATACCAAGTGGTACGATATCTCGTTTTAATCTTTCATCACTAAATATTTTCTTTAATGTTTTTCTAGCTTTTCTTGCTGCTCTCTTTAATCTTCCACCCTTTTTCTTTTTCTTCTTCTTTTTAACTTTTTTCTTTTCTTGGTCTGTAGATGTTGTGTTGTTCATCTCAGCAATTTTTTTATTCAAACCATTGATGGCATCAGTTAAACTATTATTTAGTACTTGATTTCGTTCTATCTCTCCATCCAATTCTGCTTGTAGTGCATCTATATCTACATCATTTTCTTCTTCTTCATTTTCTCTTGGGAAGATTTCTAAAAATTGTACATCATTACCAAAGAACTTAATAACTCTATCTGTTGTACCAGAGTTTTGTCTTACTTGTAATCTTACTAATTGATAATCCTCTTCAATGGATTGTCCTTGTTTATCTGGCGATTCGTAAGATAGTAGAAAACCATTTTCATCTCTTATAGGATTAGTGGCATCAACGATAGAACCACTTATCTCCATTCGTTTTTTTGCTTCTTCGGCAGCCTTTAATTGTTTTGCTTTATCTGCTTCTATTACTTTAGCATAGTATGGGCTTTTCTTTTTTGCCGTTTGATTAAAAATGTAAGGCATTTTATCTCACCACTTTAAATATGAAGTCATCATCGTATATCATTGAAGTTTGGTCTGCTCCACTACCACTAACTACTTTGATTTCAAATCTATAAAATCTTTCTGGTTGAAATCCATCCATCCATAAGTTAAAGAAGTTACCTGTAGAATCACAACTCACAATTGAACCTGTACCGAATGGTATTATTGTATCTTCGGTTTCGGCATCTCTTACAGAATAATAAGTACCCTGTCCTAAACTTCTACTACCACTTGGTAAAAACTTAACAGTCAATGCTGCTGGTGTAGTATCGAATCCACGAGTAGGATATAGTTCACGACCAGTGAATCTGAATTTTACTTTTGATTTTTCCTTGTACTCAGGTTTTAAATTATTGAAATAAATTTTTAATCTATCTAAATCAGTAGAACTCAATGCTGTTAAACTACCAGTAGCGAAACTTGAATCATCCCATTCTACTTCTAACTTAGGTGGATAGATTGTATGTGTTTCTCTTGAAAAATATTTTAATTGACCTTGTGGTGTAGAGTTACCCTCTGCAGAACCTGTAGCAGTTGTTGGGTCAAAGATACTATACATACTCTGTGATGTTACAAGGTTTTGTCTCTTAACAATAAATCCATTGTTTGGATATGTTGAACCACTATAAATATGGTTCTTAACCAAATCACTAATATCCATTCTAATATCACGAGTTTCATAAACTAAATCTTGTGATGAACTTACCTCGTATGCAGCTGCTAAACTTGATGTAAACCAAGTTCCACCTTGTGTTGTACTACCACTAACCCATTCAGTTTTTGTTGTATCATTATCACGATACTTCCAACTAGCACCATCACTTAGTGCTGGGTCTCTATCTTTAGTGCCTGTACCACCTGCCCAACTTCCACTTACCATGTAAGTAAATAAAGATTGTTCTACTGCTAATTCTTCTGAACTAGCATCATATAAATTTAAATAATATTTTGCATCACTTGGAATTGTTCCACTTTGTACTGATGATGAAATATATGAATAATCAAATTTAATTAAAATCCTTGAAGCATTAATTGTAGTACCTGAAGAGTTTACATGCTTTTCCACTTCTAATATTTGGTCTAAACCTGTATTGATTGAAGATGTAACATTACCCTCATAAATTGTTGTGTCTGTTGTTGGATATTCAAAATAATACACTATACATCTCCTATTACTCTACCCTCAATATCTGTATTAGGGAATTTTAGTTCAAATATGCTTGGGTCTAATGATGAATATATGATACCATCTTTTGTTGCTGATTGAACATCGTAAATGTGTCCACTATACCCATCTTCAGTTCTATACTTATTATCCACAACTACTATTTGTTTGTTTGGATTATCGTCTTCGGGTGGTACAACACTTGCCACACCATCTACTAAAGAAATCTTGTAGGCAATATCACTCAACACTATTGGTTGACTAATCTGCCAGTTATCTGTATTGAAATGTTTTTTAACAGCATCAATACATTTTAATAATACTTCGTTCTTGTTAAATCCTCTTTGTGTTATGATACTAAATCTAACACCGATATTAACAATATACCCATCTTTAATATTAATAGCATCTGTTACCATTCTGTATTGTGATAAGTAAACTCTAAGGTTTTGTTTCACAACATCATTTAGTGCAACTAATTTTTTCTTACCATCGTAACCTAACACATACATATTTAATGCAAGTGGATTAGGTATCACACTTGTGTTTGGTTGTTTAACAATTCTACCTTGTTTCATAATGGTTTGAGTATTGACTTCTAATTGTTCATCTTGAACTAAAAATACTTTTGCAACTGCACCATATTTTTGTGGTAGTGAATAAACTCGGATAACATAATCTTCTTTTGTTACTGCACGATTCTGTGAAGCAAAATGTGCTGAAGCATTTTGTCTAACCTCTTCAGGTGATTCACCCGAACTACCACCAGTTGCTGGTTCGTTGTTTATTATTGATAAACTATCTTTCGTTTCTTTTACTTTTGTAGAATCTAATCCATCCTCTTCAAGTGTTGTACTTAGTGTATCAAGATTTTTGATATCACCACTAACAACATTATCCACTTGAGAACCACCATAAGTATAAGTTACAGTCAATGTAATATTACTTGGTGCTTGTCCAAACGCTTTTGTTTTTAAGAAATTACTTGGGTCAAATGATTCATCAAGTTTAGATAAACCTGTACCAAGTGAACTACCAACATTATCTGGATTAGGTATAATCTCTTCATCTGCATTTGTAGATGTTCCTGCACCAAATCTTAATTCTGTTTTTCCATCACTTCTAATATATCGAGTAAAACGATTTGCAGATTTTACTAACTTTAATAAGAAAGGTGCTGCTTGTGAATTAGCAGATACATCAGGTGAGTTAATAGAATTGTTTTCGATATCTTGGAAGACAGTATCTTGTGCTAAGAAAGGAACTTCATACCATGTGTTTCCATCATCATCCGTTACTGAAGTAATCTCAATAACATTCTCTTTACTTAAAATAATTTTATCAAATTTTATAGCATCACTAAAAACAAAATCCTCAGAAGTTTTAAATCCACTTTCTAATGTTGCTTTTTTTGTAAGAGTATAATGTGTTGGTGTATCACCATCGTTTTTAGAAACCACATCTTTTCTTGTATCAAATGAAGATGAGTATTTAAAATTAACATCATCCATCAATCTAAAACTTCTACCACTCTTACTTGAGAATATACTATCTGCATTTACTTTCAATGCATAATTTAAATCTGGTTCGTAAGTATCACCAACATTAATTGCTGGAACTTGTAAACTTAAATCACATATTGCAGTTGCAGGTGTACTTAAGTTTGGTTTATATCCAAATGATTGTGCAATCTTAAAAATGTTTTTCTTTTCTTCAGCAGAATGTAATAGTGTTTCACGATATTGATTATCAACATAGTAACTCAACATATCACCAACATAAGATGCCATTTCAATAAACATCATACCAGGTGATGATTCGTTAAAATCATTGTATGCGGTTGGATAGTATGATTTCGCAAACTCAATAAGGTTCTGTCTTATTGAACTGAAATCTCTTCCAATATACTTTACTTTCTTCTTTTCTTTTTTAATATTGGTTCCGTATTCTACATCCAAAGCCATTTACTTTCTCCTAACCTGTGGTATTGAAATTAAAGGATATCTGTTCAGGTGCATCCTCATCATCCACATTCACTAAAAATTCTAAATTTACTAACACTTGATTATCATCTGGTGTTAAGATAATATCTATAGTGTTGATTGATACATAAGGTAACCATTGTGCCAACGCCTCTTCAATTGCTGCTTCTATTCTATCTTCCAAACCATCTTCTTGTGGTTCAAAAATTAGTGAAGTTAATTCACAACCAAATGTTGGTTGGTTAACTCTTTCACCTGGAATAGTTAGTAATAAATTTTTTATGTTTGTGGAAACTTGTTCTCTTATTGTAGAACTTCTTGGAAAGAATCCAGCGTTACCACTTTTATATGTGAGTGGAAAAGTTAATCCAAAGAACGCATCGCTATCTTCATTGATAACTCGTACTGGTGGATTTGTTAATGTTGATACTTTTTCACTCATGGTTTATTACTTCTTTTTAAATTTATCATGTTTCATTAAATCACTATAATCTCTTGTTAAAGCATTTAATACACTTTCAGGTACATCACCCACATTTAAATTCTTTTCTTTTAAGGTTTGTGCAGCTATCATGTTTCTTTGTTGTTCTTTATCACCACCTGCTGATAATGCATCTCCGTATCCTAATAGTTCTGATGCTCTACTCGAATCAAAA